CACTGATTAGTCCGCACCTTCCCATTGTCCTCTTTGTACCAATAGTCCTATTATAGCATAGTTTGCCAGGTCTATTAGGGTATCCTCTATTGACTCAAAATTGGGCGTGTTGCCTTTATCTATTAGGTTATTTAGTCTGGCTAACTTGTCGTGCATCCTGACCCGTAGCCCATTCATAGCCCCGCCTGGGGCGTGGGATATATTTAATGGGCCGTAATCTTCTTGTTTTTTAAGTAGAATTTTTTTTAGTTCTTTTATAATTACATCTACATCACTTGGATTCTTCATCTAATATCTCCCTAATACTAGTATCAAATTGTTCCATTGCTGCTGTTATTTGTATTTCATCTGTGAATTTTTTACCTTCTCCTATACTGCTAGCGTATATAGTTATACCTAGTAAGGTAAGCATACGCATAGCACTGTCTGGAGATTCTTCTATAGTTGTATAGATATCTCGTAGTGCACTAAGTATATCTAAACCTTGACCATCTGATATGGCTAGGCCAACCATACGTTTATTTTGTCCTATAAAATCCCAGAAGTCTTCGTCATTTTCCCAAGCATTTTCTAATTCGCTCATCTATCCACTCCTTTCCTTCTTGAATAATGATGCTGTTTACATCATGTCCTTCTGGCATTTGCAGAAGATTAACATTAGTTAATTCCCTACTTAGTTTCTTACCAAATTCTAGTCCTGGATTATCACCATCTGCTAATACAATTACTGTTTCAAAATCATCTAGTATTTTACCGTAGTATGGTTTCCAATTATTTACTCCTGGTATACCAATAGATGGATGGTTAGTCTTGGTTGATAAGACTATTGTATCTAACTCACCTTCGGTTACGCATATATAACTATCTGCTGTTAAGACTGCTTGTGCATTAAACATTGTAGTCTTAGCCCCAGGTATACCCATATACTTAGGTTCATCTGGATTGTCATTAACACTTCTGAATCTAATATCAACAACACCTGATGGTGTTATATATGGAATTGCTAATCTACTTTTGTATGATTCGTGTCCAGGTAATGGGTCTTTAACTATCCCTAAATGAAATTTCTTTCCCTCTTCTACCGAGAGATGACGGGTTGAAAGATATTGTTCTGCGAGATGCAGGTGCTTTGCGTACTCCTCCGTTGCCTGGTAAAGAAATGTCCTCTGCGAATTTGAGAGCCTCACTATAACTACCTCCTTGTTTGTATATAATTAAATCGTACACATCGCCTTTTACTTCACAACCAAAACATTTAAATCTGTTCTCTTCAAAATTAATTGCTGCAGATGCGTGACTATCATCGTGGAATGGACAACGCATCTTGCGCCAGCCATGCCCTTCGTTAGGCAGGCGGGCGCCTATATGTTCTAAGTAGGCAGCAACACTGTGCTTATCCATAACAATAATCCAATCAGTTCTTGTTGAAACATTGTGAGTAAAACTACTAATTCATTTAACAACTTTTAACATTCCTTCTTTGTTGGTATGTTTTCTTACTATTACTAGTGCTAAATCAAAACAAAAGGCTGCTGTAAAATGTGTTTGTTCTGATAGTTTATCATCTTGTCCTTCATACATCAATCCTAAATTATTATGATACTTAACTTTTTCTTCTAGTTCATCTATAATATTTTTAATCTCTTCGTTCATTTAGTATCTCCCTTATTAGTTCTATCCATATTTTTGCTGGCATAGTTGCATACCATTCGCCAACATCTCCTTTGCCTATCCGTTTGTGTATTACTGCACCCGTCCAGGCTTTATCATTCTTGATTTCTACTTCTAGTTCTTTTACCCAAGCAGATAAATCTAAACGATAATGATTCTTTACTTCTATAACTACACCGTTAACCCCTGCGATATCGCCTTTGTCTAACTGTGAGCCTGCAATTCTACGCTCTGCATAAGGGAACCATTTCTTTAACCATTTAACTACATCTGCTTCTGCTTTGGAACCTTTTGCTTTGCGTGGATTACTCATCCTAACTCCTGTTGTTGTGGCATGTAACGAATCATAACATCATCTAGATGCATAGACTCTGGATTAAATGAAAGAGTTACATAGTTGTTTCCTGTTTGGTCAGCCTTACCATAACGGTTTTTAACTGGGGCTACACACAAGAAGTTGTCATCTCCTTGTTTCATTTGCCCAATAGTTAATACCATTGCTGGTATCTGGTTAACTAAACCTTGAATAGATGACCGTGACTGGCAAGGATAACCTTCGAATCCTTCTTTGGTATGGTGCAATACAAGCACTGCTGCGTTTGTATCTCTGGCTAGATACTTGAGTTCTTTCATTGCTGCTCGCATACCTTGGAACTCTTCGTGTCCATCCATTGCTATATCCATTAGGTTATCTACAACTATAAGTGTAGGACTTCTACCCCATACTGTTTCAAATGCAGATACTTCTTCATCTAAATCTTTTAATGTAGGTGTAGATTCAAATGACCAGAACAAATGATTGTTTAATAATAGTATCTCGTTTGCTTTGTCTGGGTCTTTCTTTAGTAAGTTCTCTGCCATTGCTTGGCTCATATTACCTGCCATTGCAATTAAACGCATAGCCATAGTATGAGCATTAGTATCTGCGCTGAAGTAAAGTGTTGGCAGTTTAGTTCTGGCTGCAATTGCTAATGCAATTGATGATTTGCCTGCACCTGGTGTGCCTGCTATGACTGTTACTTCTGCTCTGCGTAGTATGATGCCTGCTCTTTCAAATGCCTGGAAGGCAGGGGGCAATGGTTCGCCCCCCACCTCGGCTTTTTTAATTGAGCGCTTAAGTGTTTTCACTTAACCTGGTCTGGAACAAATGTGTTCCAGGCTGAGTCGCTGGTTTTTAGATAAACATTTTTACATTTATCAAATGCACCTTTTGGTGCTGAGCAGAAATAACCACGATACATAGAACCATCTTTACCTGTTCCTTGTATTGCTGTCATCTTTCCGTGTGGACAATTGCGTCCACCAAGCGTAGTAGTTGAGTTATCTATTGGACTGATACTAGCGCCTAGTGCTGATGCAACTTGTCCCACTGTCATGGGTGTTGGTATTGCGCCACGAATTGCTTTCTCAAGTTCCATTGTGGCTGATGTAATTGCATCTAATCCTTCAGCAACTGTTGTATCTAGTTCTGTTCCGTTTTCTGCACGGACTGTTACTAAACTACCTGCTGCTGTTTTGATTGTGATGCTGATTGGTGCTTCTGAGTGAGACACTATTTGTTCTCCTGTTCGAATGGATAGGATAGACCTTTTTGGTCTCTCCATTTTCTTGCTTTCATTGCGAATTGTAAACCTTTAAAGCCTTCATTGATGTTAACCCACATTAACTTACAAGTACCTGTTCCTGCAGGTAAATGTATAATGATTGCTTTGTCTTTGTTTACTTCTCCCCAACTGCCACGGGTTGCCGTAGCCGCATCGTACGGCAAGCCGTTGGCGTATATAGCCAACTGTATTGCTATGTTATTAGGATGGTCTACTCGACCTGTCTTAATATCTGCAATAAATAACTCACCGTTATACTCAACAACTCTGTCTGGTGTGCCAGCAATTTTAAATTTATCTAACACACTAAACTGTTCTATGAATTTCTTGTTGAGAATCTTAGTTGCTTGTTCATATGCTTTGATATCTGGTGCCCATTGTGGTGGGATGATACCTAAGTTTTGTCCTAAATCTAATCGTTCTGCAAATGAATGTATGGCTGTACCTATGTTGGCTGCTTTGTTTGCACCTGCTACTTCCATAGCATCTTCAATCAAAGAGTTAACTGCCATTTTATCTTCTTGTGCTGCTGTAATAGATAGCAGTATATCTGGGCGTGTAGTTAAACCTATTGCTGCCATCCGCATTTTCCAGGCTACCAATGCTGATGCATCATCTAATGAATTAGCAATAGTTGTTGCTCTTGTATAAGCAACTGGCTTACCACCTGATGGTGGAACTACTAGTGGTCTACCGTATCTATCTCTATTTATTTCTACTCTAGCCATTGCTCTCCTTTATGAGTTGCCCCTGAGAAAGGAGATAGCCGAAACCAGGGGCACTCAAGATTAGTATATCACATACTAGGATTCAGCATGTACCGACTCTACGGTAATGTCGTCTACCCATAGGTCTCCATCTTCAGTAAAGTTAACATCAATATTATCTTTGATGATATCTTCTACTGCTTCTTGGTTAGAACCTTCTATGCCTGTAATTGTGGCTGTGATAGTTACTGTTGCTGACCATGACTTAGTTAGTTCTTCACTACCTATATCTTTAAGTAGACTATTAACATCATCTACTTCAGCCACAATTTCGTGATGGTCTGTTTCATATCTAGCCTGAAAGAACTCTCTTACATCAAACTGAGCACTCTTAAACTTGCGTTCTACCTGTGCTAGTTCTACCTTCATAGAATTAACTGACTGTATTAATTCAATCAGACCTTTTTCTGTATATACATGGGCTGTTCCATCTATATCTACTAGTACTGATGGCCCATCTATATCATTTTTGTATTCCATTTTTATCTCCTTATTTTGATTGAGGTTTGTGCTTGTGTAGCACCCTCTAGTTTATCACAATCATCACACCAATATCCATATAGTCCATTAGCAAACAATGATTCTGACACTACTCTTTTTTCTTTTCTACATACATTACATTCTTTAATCATTAGACACCTAACAATTCTAATGCTCTGGTCTTGATGTTATCACTAGCGCCAGACATAGCACGCAATGCTAGGTTTTTACCCCTTGCATTGTAGTCAGTCCATTCTATAACTGCTTGCCACATACCAAACTCTGTGTTGCGTATGTTCTCTTGTGTTGGAGAGGCAGCATAGATATTGAATGCTGACTCTCTGGCTTGCATTGCACGAGTATATTGTGTCTTTTCACTTGTAGATAGTAGGTCATATCTAACTTCTTCTATCTTAGTTGGTAGTGGAAACACACGCTTGAAGTAATTTCTTGCGTGTTCGTGGCTTGCTTCTTTGGCTAGTAA